CCATTCAGGCACTCTTTCAATCTGCCCATGGACATTACTGCCCACAAGAGTATTTTTGGTGGAGATGGCGGGATTCGCACCCGCGTCCGATCCGTCTACTAACATATCGTCATCAGTATCTTTCACACAATTATTTATAAATCTAAATTATCGTAAAAACTTTCCATCACAACTTCAAGCTTATCCAAATAATCAGCAGTTTTCTTTTCGTAGATATCAACTCGACCATCTTCTGCTACCATCATAATAACAATATTGTCAATACCTATCTTTGTATTCTCCTCATACATAGAAGCATACGCTGCACATTGAATAAAATAATCTTCTATCCATTCCTCCTTCTTTGGGGTTGTAGTTGTCTTAAAGTCAACCACCGCCAATGTGTCGTTATACACACCAATGAAGTCACAGCGTCCTGCTACCTTATATTTGTCCGAATACATAGTCTGTTCTTGTAACATAATCTTACCTATCTTTTCATCTAAGTAAGATTTCATTTCACCAAACATACACCAGGCTAAAAAGTTCTTTTCCTTATGATCGCGGGATTGTATTTCGGTAAGACTGTGAGAATTGTTTAAATAATCTTCCACTATATAATGGAAAGCCGATCCTCGCCTGGCTGCTTTACCAGAAATAATAGCAGCTTGCTTTACTCCGACGCGTTCACGCCATTGTTGGAGTCCCTTTTCTTTACCAGGTTGTTTAGACAACACGGTAGTTATGGAAGGATATTTCAACCCATCCGGAGTTTCATAAAACCGGAGGCCTGCAATGTTATGTACTTGCAGTTCCGGAAACTTAAAAGTATTTTCAATTTGAGTATTCATAATATAATAATATCACCTTTTTAAGTTAATGTCAAGAGTAGTCCTCTCCTAAATTTGCTTTCGCAATTAAGTACGAACGGACCAATCCACTACGAATAATGTCGCCATAATCAAATTCAATACATTCAAATTCTTTCATAGTTTTTAAAATAGATTGGAACTTTAACATACCATCTCTATCGCCATTACTCCTTTTCATATCTGTCTGCGCTGCGTCACCAGCAAACATCACTTTACTTTTTTGTCCTACCCGTGTAATCAAAGTATCAAGTTCATGGAACAACATATTCTGAAATTCATCCACAATGATAATACTATTATCAAAAGTCTGTCCTCGCAGGAATGATGTTGATATAAACTCTAAAGAACCTTGTGCGACCAATTTATCATATAATTGGGCGAACTCTATATCTCCAGACATTTCAAACATCCATCTAACCAAAACACGATATGGGTCTTGGTATAAATCAGATTTTTCTTCAATAGTTCCGGGCAAGAAACCAATATCACGCGATGGTAATAAACTACGAATGATAATCACCCTATCATAGGGTGTAGTTTTATTTAATGATTCCTGTAATGCTAGATACAATAACAAAAATGTCTTACCACTACCCGCAACTCCAGAAGCAAAAATATTCTTTTCTTCTCCATAAGCCTTTACCAACTTCTTTTGATTGTCGGTAAGAGGTTTAATGTTTAATAAGGACTTGTGGGTAATATACATCTTGCGTTTTTTGCTCAAAGCAATACTCCTGTGAATAGTAAAGAGGATTCTTTACTCAAGAATATTTATTAAATATCAATATTAGATCCTGGGTTATTTCTCTTAATTTGTCTAAGGGTGTCTTTCCATTCGTCTGAAGTTTTATTTCCTCCACCTTGACCGCTTGTAGATACTCCAGAGATAATTTTAGATGGTGTATATACCATTACCCATCCATCTAATTTCAAAACTTCCATATCAGCAATTGAACACCTAATATCCTCAACAATACTTGTTTCAGGATTAATCATTCTATATGTTGGCATTATATCCCTCATTAGGCTTAAAATCACTCTCTACACCTTTATCTTGGGGATCAAAAGTTTCAACTCCAACGTGTTCTATTCCTAAATGATGTATAAAAATTATCAGCTGGCGTTCTTCTAGCTCCATTGAAAATAATTGTCTTGCAGTAATATGTGACCAGCTCTTGAGAGAAGTTAAATAACCTTTATTACCTAGGCCATCGCCTTCAAACCAATCTCGTTTAGGACACTTCTCAGCCAAATTCTCGGCAATCTGTCGGACTTGCCAATCTGCCCATCTGCCTTCAGCCATTATGCTACTTTTTTAACGCCAGGTTTCATAAAGTTTTCATCCCAACCAAATGCCGCTCGGACATTATTACTATTAAGACCTTTATATTTCTTATAGAGATTCTTGTCCTTAGCTGCTAGTAAAACTTCGGCTTCACCTACACACAAACCTTCAAGTAATTGGATAAATAACATTTCGCGTTTCATATTATTCAATTTTGGATTACCAACATAAGTTTTTCCGTCTACTTCCATAGAAACAAAATTATTTAATGTTCGTGATTCCGTTTCTAGCCTAGAGTGGTTAGTACCCTCTGGAGCTTCATTAGCTATATATGGAACTGTTCCGGATGGTAGTAACCATTTAATGCTAGGATCAAAGGCTGCTTTAAGAAGTTTCCTTAATCCATCAGTTTCATATTTCTTTAATACAGCAACCTTTCTTGCTTTGTCTTTTGCATTGTTAACCTTAATAAAAATTTCATGTAACAACGGCCTATAAGTTTCTTCCATTTTAATAATCTCCAATATTATCTAATAAATTAGTCAATTTGTTTTCGATAAAATAATTAAATAGTTTATCTCGTCTACCTACTTCTATAGTATCAAATTCTTTTAAAATATTTTGACAAATAGTAGTAGGAATTTTATTTAAGTCAATTAAAGTTTCGTTGCGATGCCAATTACGAACCCAAGTATCCTTAGGGCATTTAGCTAAGTTATATAAATCTTCCGGTTCATATTTACCCATCTGCTCTGTCAATTCGGCAATAAGAGTTTTACGAATGGGCTTTTGTCTTTTTTCAGATATAAAGGTATCATCAGCTGATAGTACATTAGGAATACCATCACTACGATCACCTTTAATAATATGTTCTTTTAAATATTGTTTAGGGTCATTATTATTAACCAACTTTTTAGTAAGTGGACTATACTGTTCCACCAAAAAACTATGCAATTGGATAAAATCTTTATCGGACGATACTATCATAATCTGTTCTTCGCCACAGTTGGATAAAGTTGCAATGATATCATCCGCCTCTGCACCTTCAACTTCAATTACTTTATAAGGGAAAAACTCTTTCAATTCATCTTCAATATCATTTAATATTTCAAAAATAAAATTCCAATCATATTCAGATTTCTCACGATCCTTTTTACGATTGGCTTTATAGTTAGGAAAATACTCTCGGCGCCAATACTTTCTACTGTCACAACATATCACCAACTCGCCATAATCTTCAGTAAATTTAGAGCGATAATGCCTTAAACTATTTAAAGTAATATGTCGTGCTAAATTTTTAGAGAGCTCTTCCCCTCGGTTCAATGATACCATTAATGAACCAAGAGCAACTTGCGTATAATCAATCAAAATCATAATCTATCCCACCGAAGGCTTTTCTACCTTAGAAACTTTTATAAATCCTTCTTCATCATATGCAAAAGACAAAGTTCTCCACTTCATTAAATGCTCTTGGTCTTTTCCATAAAATAAATCTAACCATGTAGCTGTATCTAAATAAGTGGCAATATATTTAAGATACCCCTGACGATTAAATAATTCCCTTTCTAATACTCTCTGTTCCTTTCCTGATGCCGCTCTAATAAGAGGCCTCAGCTCTTTCACTCGTTGCTTATTATGTTTTTCCCATTCTTTAACTTTCTTTAATGACAAATAATGGTCATCATCTAAAGCCTTTACATCTTCATGGACATTCTTATATGTAGGTGGTTTCTTGGCCGCTCGGGCCTTTGCCATTTTATCTTTATTCTTCAATTTTCCAAACTCCTTCCCATCCTCTACCAAAACTCACTTCATGTCCAGCTGGATTCCAATCTACAGGATAAAAAAGTACCTGTGGATGGGGCGGCCGGACCATAAAAGTCCCTTCTAACCATTTGCCATTTATTCTAACTAAAAATTCTTCACCGGTTCCTACATACAACATCATTCGTTTTTGACCATTATTGGCCTTCAATAATATATCAAGGTTGATTTGATGTAAATTCATAACACCTCGGACGAATAATTGATTACCTTCTTCTTTATTAAATATTCCACCAGATCATAATAACCGCCTACAAATTCATTATCTATAACTACTTTGGGCAATCTCCTCACAGAGTGCCCAATCTTTTTAGAAACTTTTGTTAAATCTATACCCGATTCAAAAATTATTATCTTAGGTGTAATATTACATTTATCTAATAATTTTAATATCTTCAAAGATGTACTATCATAATCGCGATACATATATAATGAAATTTTCATTCTACCATCGTTTAATGTCCTGTTCTTGTTGCCTTTTTTGTTCCTTCTTTACAGCCATTTCTTTAGCTAATTTTCTCTTTGCACTTGGCTTTTCGTAAAATTCTCTACGTTTCACCTCATAGCTTGTATTAACCTTCTCACACTTTCTTTTGAACCTTCGCAACATTGCTTCAAATGATTCACTTCTGTGCTTCTTTTTCACCATAGTCATATTATAATAACATTTCCAATCTATATTGTCAAGCCAAAAATAAAGATACTTCTGCCTCTCTGCGATTTATTAGTCCTTTTGATACTTTACCGGCAACTATATTCCACCGTTTCATTTCGGTTGGAACAGAATCAAAATCTCCTTCATTTAATTTTTTTAGCATAGTGCTCTTTTTTAAATTCTTTTCTCCAAGATTAAATGTCCATGAAACAAGTGCATCAAATTGATTTTGATTTAATGGCACCTTTACCTGTTCATTTACAATTCCTTCATACACCTTTAAATCTTCTGCTAACATTTTATCCGCCCTAGATTCTATAATCAATTGTCCCTTATATACATCTTTTGTATGTCCATAACCAATCGTCCATACACCTGCTTCGTCCTGATAGGCTACTTGTCGTTTTCCTTCAAATTCTTTAATCAACTCTATTCCATTTTCACTTGTTTCCATATTTTTCTCCTCATAATCTTTTGGCACCATTTCTTGGAATGGCATCTCATACATTATCCAACCACCTTCCTGTTTTTCTCCAGCTCGCTTATTCTTTTCCATCCTACCAAAAACAGTAAC